AGATTCAAGTATGCAACTGGTGCATCAAACCTTATCAGACCAAGAGAAGGTGATTTGGTTTATATTCCTTTAATTCAAAACTTTTTTGAAATTACATTCGTGGAACATGAGAATGACCAAGCAATGTTTTACACATTGGGTAGAGGTCGAGGTGGAAATGTATATGTTTATGCATTAAAAATGAAACAGTTTGTTTTCTCAGAAGAAGTTATCAATACAGGCAATGACGAAATCGATGAACAGATTCGTGATGCATATGCGAGAACACAACTTACATTAGCTGCAGGTGGTTCGGGTACATTTGTAGCAGATGAAATTGCTTATCAGGGAACAACTTTGGCAAATGCCACATTCCAATCAGTTGTTTATGATTTCACAGCTGCAACAAGAAAATTGAATGTTATTCGTACAATAGGGACTTTTGCAAACAATACATTAACAAAAGGTGCAACAAGTGGTGCATCTTGGACTTCATTTGGTACTGCAAACACATCATACAATGACAATACCGCATTTGAAGATATCATGAATAACTCTTTAATTGAAGGCGAATCAGATTCTATAATTGATTTTTCCGAATCCAACCCGTTCGGTGAGGCTTAAAAATGCTTGGTAATGCTAACTTTTATAATAGAACAATACGCAAAATTGTTGTTGCATTTGGCACAGTTTTTAACGACATTTATGTGGTTCGTTATACCAAAGATGGTGTAACTGCAAAAGAAACAATTAAAGTTCCTTTGAATTGGGGTGCAAAAGAAAAGTATGTGACAAGATTAACTTCTGATCCATCATTAACAAAATCAATTGCAACAACTGTTCCTAGAATGTCATTCGAAATGACAGGGATGAGTTATGATTCAAGCCGTAAATTGCCATCAACAGTGCGTAATTTTTCAGCGAATAATGCAAGCACAATAAAAACACAATTTGTTCCTGTGCCATATAATTTTGATTTTAGTTTATCAATTTATGTTCGTAATACAGAAGACGGCACACAAATCTTAGAACAAATTTTGCCATTCTTTACACCAGATTTTAGTGTAACTGTAGATTTTATTGCGGCCATGGATCCAAAATATGATATGCCTATTATTTTGAACTCAGTTTCAAATGAAGTAGACTATGAAGGTGACATGATGACCACCAGATTAATTATTTGGAACTTAGAATTTACTGCAAAGAGTCATATTTGGCCTCCAGTTAAAATTCAAAAAGTTGCTAGTAATAACAACATAAACCTATTTGTTCAACCAAATGATACAATTGAGCAACAAGTATATGTTGACTTTGCAAATGGTGTTGGTAGGTTCTCTGACTCAGAAACACTCAGAGTTACCGATAGAGATGTATATGGCACAGTTGTATATTTCAGTAATGCAAATAATGGTATATTAGTTGTTCGATCACTTAATGATTATTTGGAAATTGGTGATATTGTTCGTGGTGATTTTACTGGTGCAACATTTACAATTAAAACAACAGATGAAAACGCATTAAAATTAAAAACAATAACCACATCACCAAAGCCAGCAAATGCTGAACCTGATGATGAGTTTGGATTTTCAGAAACAACAACTGATGGGCCTGCAACATAATGAATAAATTGAATCAAACACTATCAGAGGTTCTTGATGTTGAACCTATTGATTATTCAACAACAGAAATTGTTGAAGCCAAAACACCTGTTGAAGATGATGCCGAATTCGCACGAACAAACATTAGAGAATTGATTTCAAAAGGCAATACTGCAATTGATACCTTACTTCAAGTTGCTACTGCATCAGAACATCCAAGAGCCTATGAAGTTGCCGCAGGGCTAATTAAAAATCTTGGTGATTTGAATAAAGATTTATTAGAGATCCAAAAACGCAAAAGAGATTTGGATCCAAAACAATTAAAAGGCAATTCAACTACGAATATAGATAAAGCTGTGTTTGTTGGGTCAACAACTGAATTGGTTAAGTTTCTAAAGAACAATAAATAGATTACTATGGAACAATTAATACAACAACTTAAAGTAATTTTAGGTACAAACTTTGCTTTGTATTTGAAGTCGCACAACTATCATTGGAACATTGAAGGTCCTAATTTTCCTCAATACCATGATTTCTTAAATGGTTTTTATACTGAAGTTTTTGCACAAACTGATTTGATTGCAGAACATATAAGATATTTGGATTCTTATGTGCCTGGTTCTATGGAAAGATTCTTAGAACTAGCAGACATTCAAGAAGAAGTGGATATTATTCCTTCAGCAATTGATATGATGCAGAACTTAAAAGTTGATAATGATCGTTATATTATTCATCTTCGTGCAGGTATAGTAGCTGCTGAACAAGCCAATGAACCTGCTGTATCAAACTTTCTACAAGAACTTCTTGGTGCTCATCAAAAGAAATCATGGATGTTAAGAAGTATTATTAAGTAATATGATAGATACTGGCGGCTATCTTGGAAATTCAAACTTAAAAAAACTTGGTGTAGAAATATCCTACACCGAGGAGCAAGTTGCCGAAATTATAAAATGTACCGAAGACCCGGTATATTTTATTAAGACCTATGTTAAAATTGTTAACGTAGACAGAGGTTTAATGCCATTTGAGATGTGGCCATTCCAAGAGGATATGGTTAAAACATTTCACAATAATCGTTTTTGTATTGCAAAAATGCCTCGACAGGTTGGTAAAACAACTACAACTGTTGGTTATATGTTATGGTCTGTCCTGTTTCAAGATGACTACAGTATTGCAATTCTTGCAAACAAAGGTGCTCTTGCTCGTGAAATTTTAGGTCGTGTTCAATACGCATATGAGTATTTACCTCTTTGGTTACAACAAGGTATTATTACTTGGAACAAAGGTAACATTGAGTTAGAAAATAAATCTAAAATTGCTGCATTTGCAACATCAGCATCTGGTGTTCGTGGTGGTTCTTACAACTTAATTTTCCTTGATGAATTTGCTTTCGTTCCAAAGAATATGGCAGATGATTTTTTCCAATCAACATACCCTGTTATATCATCTGGTAAAACCACCAAAGTTATCATCGTATCAACACCTTGTGGGTTGAATCATTTCTATAAGATGTGGGTGGATGCAATAGAAGGTCGTTCTAATTACAAATCACTTGAGGTTCATTGGTCACAAGTACCAGGTCGTGATGCGGCTTGGAAGGATGAAACGATACGAAACACTTCAGAAGAACAGTTTAGGGTGGAATTTGAAACCGAGTTTATTGGTTCATCAGCAACTCTTATATCTGGTGTCAAACTCCGTAGTCTTGCTTTCCACAACCCACTATCCTCAATTGAAGGATTTGATATATATGAAGAACCTATTAAAGATCGACTCTATATTGCCACAGTAGATTGTGCTGAAGGTGTTGAACTAGATTACTCTACCATTAATGTGTTAGATGTATCTCAAACACCGTATAGGCAAGTCGCTAAATATAGAAATAACAAATTACCTTTATTGTTTTTCCCAACTGTAATCTATTCGATTGCAAAGAAATACAATGAAGCATATGCTCTGGTTGAAACTAATAATATTGGCCAACAAGTGGTTGATATTCTACACTATGATTTAGAATATGAAAACATTTATAAACTAGAACACCATCACATTAAGGGTCAAAGTATCTCTGGTGGATTCAAAAGGTCTGCATCTTTTGGTCTCAAAACAACAAAATCAGTTAAAAAAATTGGTTGTGCCAACTTAAAAACATTGGTAGAAAACGACAAATTGATTATAAATGACTTTGATACAATTGCCGAGATGAACACTTTTGTCCGAGTCCGTGACAGTTATGCTGCGGAAGAGGGAAACAATGACGATTTGGTGATGGGTTTAGTTATTTTTGCATGGTTAACGGCACAAACATTTTTCAAAGACAGTACTAATATTGACATAAGAAAGTTAATGTTGGCAGAACAGAACATGTTGGTTGATGAAGATTTAGCTCCAGTGGGCATATTCGATAATGGTCTCAAAGAAGAAATCATTATTGATAGTCGTAATGGAGATGTTTGGTCTGAAAGAGGATACACTTCATCCTCAAGTTTCTAAAAAACTAAATAGACGATAAAAGAAAAATTGACTCACACTTTTAAGGGAGAAATCCAATGGCATTTCAGCTATCACCAGGAGTAAATGTATCAGAAATCGATCTGACTACAATTGTTCCCTCAGTCGCTACTTCAATTGGCGCATTTGCAGGACCGTTTGCGTGGGGTCCAATCAATGAAATTACTACAATTTCTGACGAAGTTCGCCTTGCCGATAATTTCGGTAATCCAAATTCAACAAATTATGAATATTGGTTCTCGGCTGCAAACTTCCTTGCATATACAAGCAATCTAAAAATTGTTCGTGCAGTAAACATAACAACCACAAGAAACGCATCTGCCAACGGTGGTAACAATGTGGTACTTATTAGAAATGAAGAAGATTGGGAAGAAAACCACTCAAGTGGAAATACTGCATTTGGTATTGCCTTTGCTCGTTATGCAGGAGTTATTGGTAACACATTAAAAGTTTCTGCTTCGGATGCAAACACTCATTCAGCATGGATATATTCATCATTATTCACCTCTGCACCAGGAACATCCACATATGTTTCAAACAAAGGTGGCACATTTGATGAATTGCATGTAGTAGTTATTGATGAAGACGGCCTATTTTCTGGCACAAGAGGGACGATTCTTGAAAAATTCCCGTTTGTGTCTAAGGCATCTGATGCAAAAGATGATTCAGGTAACAACAATTTCTATAAAGAAGTTATTGCTAACAAATCAAAATACATTCAATGGGCATCACATCCAACCACACTTTCAGTAGGCACAGCTTGGGGCTCTACTGCAAACGCATCTGCATTTGCTAATCTAACTGCTAATGTGTTATCATCACTCTCTGGTGGTGTCGATGGTACAATCACAACTGCAAACGTAATTACTGCTTATGACTCTTTTGATCCTGCTGAATCAGTAGATATCGCATTAGTTGTTTCTGGTCCTGCTAATCAAACACTTGCAGATAGTTTAATATCAATGGCAGAAACACGCAAAGATTGCGTTGTGTTCTTATCTCCAGAAAAAGCAGATTGCGTTGACAATGCTGGTTCTGAAACAACAGATATTAGAGCCTATCGTGATACACTAACAAGTACATCATATGCTGTTCTAGATTCTAACTGGAAATATCAATACGACAAGTATAACGATGTATACCGTTGGGTTCCATTAAATGGTGACGTTGCAGGTTTATGTGCAAGAACAGACCTTGAA